AGTTTCGGCAGGACTAAAACCACTTGGGATATCAGGATTCAATGCTCTTTCTAGTTGTTGTCCCAAAACTATGGTTTGATTTGCTGCATCAATTACTTGCGATGCTGTGCTAACTGCATCACCAATCGCAGCAAAAGCATCATCCGCACCAAGATCTGGAATTGCATTTGAAATCAAATCAAAAACAAATGTTGCTAACTCACGAAAGATTTCCCGCAAACATCTATCAAATATTCTTCTTAAATAATCAGGGAGTGCTTGTATAAATTCAATGATAGCTTTCATTAGCAAGACTTGTTGTACAACGTCCTTCACAAATCTATTGACCATCTTTAAAATTTTAAGTATCTTCCGCAAAAAACCAGCAATCTTTCTTGCAATATCTGCAACAAAAGCAGAAACAGGATTTATACCCAAACCTTCCACTAATGCTTTGATTGCTTCTCTAATTGCAGTAGATGCTTGGATCGCAAATGCTGCTTGACCCAATTTATACCTAACTTGCATTGCGATATCGCACACGTGCGCTCTATTCCTAACAGAGTATGCATTCGCAGAACCGTCTACGATACCTCTAGCATATTGTGGAATTGTTGGTTGTCCAGCTAGATAATCTGGTGCATACTTTTCCCATCTGCTTGGAACTTTTGCTCCTGCATTTATTTCTGCAATACTTCTATTATCAATAAATCCATATTGAATTCTTGTATTGAAAGCAGTATCCAGATTAGTTCGCAATTGGGATAAATTAAAAACAGACTGTCTCTTGAGATTTATTTGTAATGATAACTTAGCAATCTCAAGTAAACCTTTTCCACTTGGTCTGATTGATAATAAATTAAACTGTCTTGTTAAAGCATCCAACTGTGCCGAGTCATTAAAAAGTCTAGTATTAACTGCTCTTCTAATAACATTGGCATTTGGATTGGGAACTCTAACGTCTGCACCACGAAGACCATTCGAAACACCAGTTACGATTGGATGTTGTCTATCACCATTTATAAAATATCCTGTGACCCAATCACCCTCTCTTGGTCCACTAAACAAATGTGCAGTGGCAACAGACCTTTCAGTCTGAGCATCAGGTAAAGAGGATGTAGGAACTTGACTTACATCTTGTGGATGAATACCCACAATCCTAACTTTTAGGCGACCAGTTCCTGCAAAGTCTTTTCTATCTTCTACTACACCTATCCATCTATCATTTTCTGTCATATTGTTCCTCCAGATGCTATAAATTGCTGTGTTACAGAATCACTTGATGATGGAACAGGACTGTTCGTAGAATCAGATGCCACTTCAAGAATCGTTTCAAACATCTGCGGTTTAATCATATGTCGCACTGCAACTATTATGTATTTACCATAGGTTGAAACGTCTTGACTATCAGTCCTAGTATTCAAAGTCAAGTTGAATCCTTTCAGTGTAACATTCAATCCCGATGAGTATATGAAATTTCCAGGTAAAGTCATCTTGATTCTTTTCTGAAATAAGTTTTCAAATATTGGTCTTCTAGCAAACTTCCAATTTACAACATCATCCACTATGTTTGCGGTTTTCGGATCATTAACTTTCAAATAGTTTCCTGCTGGACCAGTCTGTCGTCCAGTAGTTGACAGTGCTGTTATTGTTCTAGCAGCATATGAGTCAGTTACACTATTTCCCTGTCTATTCGGCATTGTACTTAGGTGTGGATTTTTATTAGTAATTCTTTTTGCAATGTCAGTAATGTCGAATTGTTTTTCATTATATGTTTGTGTGAATGAGTCAAACTCAATATGAACACCCGAATAAACTCCATCCATTATTCCTTTGATTAGATTGTTCTGTGTAATAACTTGAACATCACGAACACCACTAAATTCATGATTAAAATCTTCAATATTTTTTACATCAAAGTTAATTGTTGCTACAGGTCTTTCATTTAGTAAATATGTAAGTGAAGCAAAAGTAAACCCAATAGTATTCTCAAAGAAAACAAAGTTCGGCATATTGTCATATGATGTTGACCGTTTAGTTAGCCAATCCATCGCATCAAAAGGACTTAGATTCGGAATATTAAATTGATGTATTCCTTTTGTTTCTTGAATGAATGCTATATTATCGTCTGAAACTTGTAGATAATTCTTTAAAATAATTGAAGCAGCTTTACTATATGACCCCTCAAAACTTTGAGCAACTTTCATATTTTCTTTAGTATATGTCAAAGACTCAATCAATTCCTGTGAAACAAAATGAAGTATATAAATTTCAGTTGATTGATTTTTCATCACTCTATCTGATTGATTGTATATTCTAAAACTTCTTTTTATGGTAGTCGCTCCAGAAGTTTCTTCACCTTTCGAAACTTCTACATTCAAAAACGCATCAATAAAATTTATTTTACCTGATAAGTTGTTTGCATCAAGAATGACTATATTACCAGACACTGCTGGAAATAAAATAGTATCAAAAATGTTTAACTCTTGAAATATAGAACTAACATCAAGAGTAACCCCACCAGATACAATGTCCAATCTTCGTATGGTGCTTTGAGTAGATTGGGTTAAATTAAAATTGGACATTATCTAAATCCTAAAACTCTTTTTAGTTCATCTGTAGAGGCATTGACAAATTCTGGTTTTAAAAGATTGATTGTTCTATTTCGTTCATTATAATCAATCTCATACTCGTAATAAGTTTTTACATTCTTTAAAACTTCTATTTTAACTTGTTTCCCATTCGGAACAGTAACAGTTGTGGTAGTTGCTGAGATGTTTGCATATGTGTTAGCATCTACTTCAATTGTATCCTCTTTAAAATCACCAGTTGAAATTGTTGTTCGTTTTTCGATTTTATAATACGAGTGTATATTCGATTGCGCCCACGATAATCCCGATTGTCCCACATTGGCATTTGCCGTATACTTTGAGTTGACAAAGTTACCTAGAGTTATTTGGTCTAATGGCCAATCATACTGTGGGTCAACAATGTCATTCATTGACAAAACAATCCAGTGTTTCTCTGCCGAACCATAGAGTTTGTATGCTATAGATTCAGGTGTGTCCCCATCAACTATATCATACTTTTGAAATACCGATGTATTCTCTTTAAACTTCTTTTCAAAGGTAAATCGTGAAACTAAATTTGTAACAACATCAATGGAACTTTGATCTAGTTCTTGTTCATAAATTGTCTTGGGGAAAAAACTAAAATATTCTGCCATCAATTATCCTCTATCTATTCTGTACTGGAAAATTTTGACTAGTTGAATTGCCAACCGCTGTTTTTTGAAATTGTCGTGATGCTTTTGTAACGATAGAAGTTTCTTTAAATTCTAAACTTAGTTTTGTTGCTACTGGCATACCACTTCCACCCATTTTTGGATTCTCACCAGTAATTTCGTAAGCAGTCCAACCATTCGGTGCATAATCAACATCAAGACTTGACAATACGCAAGTTGAAATTGAAGGTAAATTTACATTTTCGTATCCATTATAAAAAAATTCAATATCAAATTCTGACGGTGGAACTAAAAAATAACCACCAGTGCCTGGTGCTATTTCAGGTGCTTGATGAAATTGGAATAACTGAATAATTTTTTGAACTGCTAATGCTTCTTTTTGTGATTCTGGATAAAACATAAAATCAAATCTAAAAGTTCTAAGTCCAGGTGATGTATATAAAACCTCAATAAGAGGATTAGTTACCATTCCTTGTCCTGCTACCGCAATTGCTTTTCCCAAGTTTCCTAGTTTGTCACCCAAACTATTAATAATAAATGGTGACAAATTCTCCCCTATGCTTTCACCCAATGCCTTAAAATTTCCATTTTGGTTGTATGCTCTAATAGAATCAGCAACTCCTTTACCACCAGCAAACAAAGCAGTCATAAGATTATTACCCAATTCCAAATCTGCATAACCTTGTTGTTGAATAAAGTTCAACGTATCTGGCATGTAAAGTGCAATAGTTTCTGATGTTTTGGTAACGGTTCTAAGAAATTCTGGTCTAGTGGCATCTTGAATAACTTGAGGAATTTTATTTGCTACTGTACCAAGAAGACTACCAGCAAAATCAAAACCATTACTAATAATATCCCCAACACTCCTATTTTCACTCGAAGTTTCACCCGAAGAATTCGGGTCATTAGTACCAGCAACACTCCTAGCTATACCAGAAGCATAATCATAGACTCCTTTTGTTAAGTCTACAACTACATCACCCGCCTGTCCAATCGCCCGAACATATTCTCTTTCACCACTTCTTTGAGTTTCTGTTACATTCGCAATGGTGCTTCCCTCACCAGTAACTTGACTTGTTCTGTATTGAGATTTTCTTTGTTCAAGAATATGAAACACTATGTAATGACTTCTACCTTGACCTGCTGCACCCAAATCAAGAGGGTATTTTGTAATATTATAATCAAATTTTTTCTCTTGCAACAACTTGGATATAGGACTCGTTGTCTGTGAATTCGTATCTTTTACACCGAATTGAATAAATCTGCCTGGATTAGCTGCCATATATAGTTTCTTAAAGTGAAAGTTTATAACCTGAGAGTATTTATGTCATATAAAGGAAAGTTTTATCCTCAAAATCCACTAAAGTATAGAGGCAACCCATCCAACATTATCTATCGTTCCTCATGGGAACTACGAGTTATGAAGTATTTGGATGATAACCCTTCCGTTGTCTGGTGGGCATCGGAAGAACTACCCATACCCTACTACAGTCCTGTGGATAAGAAGAAGCATCGTTACTTCCCTGATTTCATTGCTCAGATGAAATTGAAGGATGGCAAAGTCATGACTTACATCATTGAAGTCAAACCCGACCGAGAAACAAGACCCCCCACACAGAAGAAGAAGACCAAACGGTTCATTCAGGAATCCATTACCTATGTCATCAATGAATGCAAGTGGAAAGCAGCAACCGAGTTCTGTAAAGACCACGGATGGCATTTCAAGTTAATCACCGAGAAAGACTTGGGCATTTGAGATAAATAGGTCATGGCGAAAACACTTTTAGATAGAATTAAATCATCACTGGCAAAACAGGGCATTGAACCACGCACTGTTCAGTCAAGAGATTGGTTGAAAAACAAAATCAAAGAGCTCAAACCAACTCAGGCAACATTGATGTCTGATAGGAAGAGGCTCAAGGATTCGTCCATAATTGGAAAGATGTATTTCTATTTTTATGATCCGAAAACGAAAGATTCGATGCCATACTACGATAGGTTCCCATTGGTTATTCCAATAGAACGATACAAGGATGGATTCTTAGGGTTGAACTTACATTATATACACCCAAGGCATCGGATTAATCTATTGGACAAACTTAGTGAGATTGCATCCAACAAAACCTATAATGAGAATACCAAACTGCGAATTAGTTATGATTACCTCGCAGCATCATCAAGAGCATTTGAAGCAACACCATGTATCAAACGATATCTGTTCAGTCATGTGGAATCTCGTTTCTTAGAGATACATGCAGATGAATGGGACATAGCAGTGTTACTGCCTATGGAATCCTTTGTGGGAGCAACAACAAATAAAGTATTTGCAGACTCAGAGGACAAATTTTAATGATACGAGAATTTATTTCTAATATTGAAGGAAAAAAAGGGTTAGCTAAAAATAACCGATTCCAAGTTAATATGGTTATACCTGCGGCAATAACAGTTGATTATAAGTCTAAGGATCTAAGTTTACTTTGTGAATCGACTGAACTTCCAGGCAAAACATTAAATACAGCAGATGTTAAAGTTTACGGTCCGACTTATAAAATCCCATATCAAAAACAATATGCGGAAATAAATTTCAATTTTCTTTGCACTAATAATGGCAACGAAAGACAAATATTTGATAAGTGGATAGAATACATTATGCCGAGTCAAACAAATAATATGAGGTTTCCAAGAGGCACTAACGGATTGGGTGGAGAGGGATATCTAACACAAATTTATATTGAACAATATAATGATTATTCTGTTTCTGAAGCCAAAGGATTAGAAGAT